CATAACCGGTACCTCTTCGTTTTCGAAAACGTTTTGCTTTTGAAATCGTAGGCTACAGAAATCAGTAGTTTACGGTACTTTTCCACAAGTTTGGTAAATGACCGATAAGTATTGTTATCAGTCACCCCGCCCATAACTATGCGACACTCTTAAGTAATTCCATGAAGTCATGCGAGTCGAGACCGGATACCTCTTGCAACGCCGCTACTTCTGCACAGTGGTATAGGCGTTTGTACCTCTCACGATACTGCCATGCTCGTAGCGATACCCCGAATAAAGCGCTTATACGCGATTGTGAGAGGCCCATATGCGAACGCACCGCATAGTATAGGTTACCCCGTGGATATGGCTGTAAGTGGCGATAGGAGCCTATAAACCACTTTTGCGCTGCTTTTGGTGCTGTGCTCATTATTTTACATGTTAGGTACAACACAAGGGTACATACGATACCATCTAAGCACAAGCCCTAGTATATGTCGCATTGCGATTCACGCAGGGTCGGAAATGAATACCTAAATCCCTATATCGTCGCTATGCGTCGTAGCTTGCTAGTGGTGGATCTCGTGATGGTATATCGCTTGCGATAGGTGTCACCGGTGTGTGAGCCGCGAGGCGTGATTCTCGCCAGAGCGAGTCAGCTAAAGCTATTGGACTGGAGTCACATAGAATTTATTCAAAAGAATTTTCACTTTTTTCTACTTTTCTTGTGAATATGTCCTAAGTATCTGAAATATATAACAATAAAAAATTATATATTTTATGAATCTTTTACTTGTCATACATAGTCATATCATATACTATGTAAGACATGGGGTGACGTTATACCCCCAACTAAGGAGATACGACATGAAGCCAACTGATATTCACACTGTAATTTGCGACAATGGAGAGTTGATTTACCGCCATATTACCGTTACCGCTTACGATGCTGAAGAAGCTATCGATTATGCAACATCGTGGTTCCCACTCGATATCGTAGAGGGTGGCCGATACACAAAGCTCTTATCTGTCGATCAAACAATGACTGGACGCTTTATCGTCACCCTTCAAAGCGGTTGGGATTGTTAAGCCGAAACGCCGTGAGGCGTCTTACCGTTATGCGGTAACTGATGAGGCTATCAAATCAGAACAATTAAGGAGATACGACATGAAAGATGCAAACCGAAACGCAATACGTCAAGTACTCGCGCCCACTGCATATCCACTGATGTTAGTAACGTCAGATGGTTGCTATTGTTCTAGCTGTACTCGCAATACCCTTTATACCCTTTTAACTGACCTCCGTAGTGGTTATGCAGACAATTACTGGGTGTTTAATACCGCTGATACCGACCAGGTAATTAATTGTGACCGGTGCAACGAATCAATCGGGTGGTGTGATTTATCCGATGACCCAATCCAAGCAGAAATGCAGGACGCGGCAGATAGCCTTTACGATTCAGAATACTAACAGGTTTACAGGGTATCCCACGGGGTACCCGATAAACCGCACTAGGGCGGCTTAAACTAAGGTGACACAATGAATAAAGCACGCATCAGACAAGAATATACGGTATCAGGCACTATCATTGGGGATTTAGTTTTGAGCGTAGTTATAGGCTTAAACCTATTTTTCTGCCTAGTGCTGTTTCTCTCATTCTAGCTATTGCTATGAATCATATTCATGATAGCCTACATCCTACATTGTATAACTAACTAAGGGACAACATGGAACCGACAAACACCACACCAACTAAGCAAGAAGTATTAGACGCTCTTTTGATTCACATTAATCAGCGTACCGGCATGGACCCTAGAAACTACATCAGTGACTGGAGGGACACGGAAGGTCGTAAGGCTTTTGCCGCTGAATATCGTGAGGTTCTTCGGAAGGGCCGTGACGCTCGTACTTTGCTGGGGGCTATATATCGCTCGCCGTCTGTTACCGTAGAGGATATTTTAGCCGCTACGAAACGGGCGTTCTCAGGCCGTTTGACCTATCACCCAGAAACCAAGCGGTTCAGCTATTGCGTGGGACAATACTGGCCTACTGAATACCGTGCGGCGGCTTGCGCCGTACTTGCTTCCGTTTTGTGGAACTGGTCGGAACGACCTTCCGCCGACGATAAGCGCACTTACTTTAAGCAGGAATTCGGTCGAGGTATTCAATCTCGTTGGTTTAACTAGGAGCATTATGAAAGCACTAATCTTTACCCTTGCACTCATGCCAACCATGGCAACGGCTCAAGGCCTTATAGGCGAACTAGAGGCCCCGACGGGTCCAGCCAATAGCCTGGAGTCCCCATATTATCCACCGCCCTACGGTATAGCCGTTCAGCCGGTGTTACCTGTACCTCGTGACCGTGGGCCGTGGGGAACCGGTTATAGTGTGGTGACAACCACTCGGGAACGCCGTGACCCGTTCGCCATCCTTTCAGGGGATAGCAACGGAATAAAAACAGAGACCGTTCAGAGGGTGGTCCCTAACGATTGGAGCGGTGCGCCGATCCGAGGTTTAGACCTTGGCCAATAGTGCCTTCCCTACCGCCTCAAGTCAGGCGGCGGGGTGGGCGCTCGTTGAAGGCTCAACAACAAAGGGAAAACGACCATGAAGATACTATTTAACATCGGGAAAACTATTTTAGCTCTCATTTTAATCGCTTGCTCGGCCTGCACTGGAATTGAGGTCGGCGGCAAGCTAGGTGTTTACAGGGTAGACGAACGGCAGGAGTCGAGCCGCACTAACGTAGACAACCGCGTGCCGCTCAAATGCTACTTTGTGCAGTGTTTTGAACCGTCTAATGAATCAAAATAAGGGGAACGTCATGTTTAGCAGAATTAAAGAAGATCTTTTTACTATTCACGGCCTCATGACTACCCTCCTGCACGTTTGTTTCGTGGTTGGCGTAGTTACTTGCTGGATAGCGGTTCAGACCCAGGTACTAGGAAACGACCCTATCGAACAGGTTCAGTCGTTAGGTAAGCGCAAATGAATCAGGTGAAACAGGGGGGCGGCAGCGGTGCCGTCATCCTGCTAATCATAGCCGGAATGTTATGTCCACCCGGGGACAACCTACGCTTTCATGTAAACCGCTTCTTTGGGGCCTACGTTGAGCCTACACGAACGATCATAGAAAGCGAGGTCGATAGAGCGGCTGATGCTTACGGCGTGTCTAGGCGCGTTCTACGGGCTTTAGTGCAGGTCGAAAGTAGTTACCGACCTGATGCCGTGTCCCCGGTCGGCGCTCGTGGCGTAGCTCAAATCATGCCGTTCAATGCCAAGCGGTGCGGCCTATCTCATGACCAAAAGCTATGGGATGCGGTCCATAACGTGCGGTGCGGCGCTCGGATACTATCCGAGGAACTGGATACGCACGGCGACATGGCTAAAGCACTAACCGTGTACAACTGCGGCAGAGTTAAATGTAAAGAGGGGGAAAAATATGCAAGAAAAGTAATGGCACTATCTCGTGTGATGTAGGATAAGAAAACAGACTATTTTTATAGGATTATATGACTAAGGAATTAACAACGACACAAAGCAACCCAATGGAAATGCTTGCGGCACTCCGTAATACCGTAGCACCTGGACTAACTGATGCAGAATTTCAACTTTTTGCTGAGATAGTTAAGTCAACGGGACTCAATCCAGTAACCAAGGAAGTGTGGGCAATCAAGGCAGGTGGCCGTCTTCAACTCATGACCGGCATCAACGGGTTCCTGCGTATTGCTAACAGCCACCCAGCCTATGACGGCATGGAAGTTGAATTCGAGTGGGACGGTAAAACGCTAGTCTCTGCAACGGCTAAGGTATACCGCAAAGACAGGCGGTTCCCTTCAGTGGCTACGGCGTACATGGCTGAATACAGCAAGCCAACCCCGATATGGAAAACTATGCCAAGTATCATGCTTTCTAAGTGTGCAAAGAGCTTGGCAATTCGTGAAGCGTTCATTCAGGAGTTAGGCGGCCTTTACACGGCTGAAGAAATGCCAAGTGAATACGGACATCACCACGCCAAGGCTGCGCCAGCTATTGAGGTGAAGCAGGACGAAGAACTTATAGTCAGTAAAAAGACCGGTGAAGTATTGGGGGTAGTTAAGAAAGAGGCAGTAGTTAAGCCTGAAGAGGATGACCTTCCAGAATGGAGCACGGCGGCGGCGGTTGTGGATGACGTTAAACCCAAAAGCAAACGGGTAAAAACGACTTATTACAACCTTGAAGGATGCCCAGGGGATAGCCTCCAGGCTGCCGAAAGTTACCTAGTTATATCCGGTGCTAAACGTTTGACAGAGACCCATTGGAAGTCATCCATCAAGCTAGAAAAACTCACCCAGTTTATTGATGAGGGATACAATGAGTAAGCCAATCCCAGGACGTGCGAGCTATGACGCTGCTCCTAAAGGTTATAAGCGGCACACGATATTTATCCAGGTAAAGTTGCTGGATAAGGTGCGCCGTATAGCTGTAGCGGAAGGCATATCAATCAAACAATTAATCGAGGAAGCAATTACGACAAGGGTGGCAAATGACGACAAGTAATCAGATAGCACAAGACGCTTTAGAATTCGCAACGCACTTCGTACCAAACGCCTACCAGACTCAGACCGTAGGAGACTACGCGGAAGCTTATCAGGAAGGCGCAAAGAAAGTGTTGCAATACTTAGAGCAGTTCGCCGCACGAGTGAACGGTATCATGCCGTTTCACAACTCCAGCGAGTTCGAAAAGGGACAGGTAGACGGCATATTGTGGTCGCTTGATGCGCTGAACACGTTGTTCGGTAGAGATTAACAATTTTGGAGTGTAGTTCAGTTGGTAGAACAGGCGACTGTTAATCGCCATGTCGTAGGTTCGAGTCCTACCACTCCAGCCAATAAAAAGCCTCGTGGTTGTTGAGGACCACGAGGCGGGGGCACTGGTGACTGTGAGCGTTGCCAGTAGTCCCACAACAATATCAACGCATTATTGATACACAATAAAAAAACGGCGCTGGATTGCTCCAACGCCGTTCAACTAAGGGGATACGACCGACAAAAATCATATCTCCCAGCACCATAGCGCACTAATGCGCTCTAATCAACATCCCAACCTTCATGCGGTTTTAGGCGAGATGGTTCCATCGCATGACTGGATTGCGCCGCTAGCAACGCATAATCCATCACCTTCCGCTCGCTCCGCCTCATCATGCCATCGACGTACGAAATATGTACTTCGTAAACGCTACCCTCTGCGTCTATCGCCTTGAATACCCCATCCTGGCCGTAGCGGTGCAAGCTGATTGGTTGAAGCTCTGGCATGATTGCGTAAAGGCGTTTGTGCAGGTCCGTCAGATTCAACGTCCGATAATTTTTGTTCATGTCGTTCCCCTTTCTTTAGTTTTGACGCTTCGCCACGAGCGATTAACCATGCTTCTACTTCTGGTAGTTTGAAACGACGGACCGCACCAATACGAATGTGCGGCATCCCCTCTTTTACAAGAACTTCAAACGAGCTTTTAGGCAGCGCAAAATACTTCTTCACTACTCCGCTGCTCACATAATTTTCCAAACCAGTTTCGATCATAAACAAACCGCTTGCGACTTAATCCAGCCGATGATATATCAGGGCGGTCCAGTACGCAACAAAGGAGATTATATGGGCCGACCAAAAAAAGCATGGAGAAATAAGGGAATTGACATTGCCGCTTGGGAAAACGACCGAGGTGGGGTCAGTTTTACTTTCCGTAAGACCTATAAAGACAAGGCGACGGACCAATACAAGGAAAGCAAATATCTTTTTGCTCAAGACCTAAAAGACCTTCACGCACTTTTGGGTGAGGTTATCGCATGGAATCATTTGCTGTCAGATAGAGAGGAACACGAAGCAGCAGCCGCCGCATCGGGGGCAGATGCCATGGCGCAACGCCTTGAACGTGACGACGATATACCTTTCTAAATATGAAACTCGATAGCTCTGAAGCATTTCACGCAGGAATGGCAGGGTTTATGCGCTACTTTCGTGCGGCCTCTGAGAATCTGCACCAGCCATTAGGCGATGCAGTAGCTTGGGGGTCGCACATTGAGGGTGCAATCGCTGAGGCATTAGTAGCTAAAGCGACACAACAATACTGGCCTGGAGCCACTAAAAGCTTCAAACAGTATAGGGACGTAGGACCGTTCGAGGTCCGACAAACTAAGTACAAAACAGGTAGCTTACTGCTTCACCCAACGGACCCCGATGACGCACAATTTGTGCTTGTTGTTGGCAACTTTCCAGATATGGCAATAGTCGGCTGGATATGGGGGAAACATGGCAAACATCCCGACTATTGGACTGAAGAACAACGCCCCTGTTACCGAGTACCACAATCAGCATTGGAGCCTTATGAAACTTTACACACTGCACTCCGTAAGTGACGGTAAATGGCAGATCAAGCTGTCAATTCGTCGCCATCCCGACTATGAGTATCAGTTTGAGCCTAGACCAGATATACGCGTCCTGGTTGAACAAAACTACGACAGCTCGCCCGAAGTATTGGCTAAGATGCTTTTGGACTCTGTGCTTCATTGTGAGGCCGTAGAGGTGCTTTTACTATGCGGCCAAGGTTTATACATGGAGCGTGTTCGTGACTATCAAACCGATTAAAGAAACATTTAAGGACCAGTTTTGGCGAGAGCTGCAAGCATCGTACAAGGCAGGTCATAGCGAAGAAGTAAAAAAGCAGTATCGTAAGCATCAAGACGCCGTAATCGTTTCGTTAAACTTAATGAATCAAAAGAAGCCAGATGGTAAACGGTAAGCAGAAAGGTAGCGCAGGGGAGCGTGAGCTAGCCGGTAAATTAAGAGAGCATGGTTTTACCGCCAGACGTACCCAACAGTTTTGTGGAGCCGCTGGTGATTCAGATGTGGTGTGCACCGAATTGGCTGACTACCACATCGAATGTAAACGAGTGGAAAAGCTAAACATTGACAATGCGATGGACCAGTCGCTGCGTGATTGCAAAGACAAAACCCCAATAGTATGTCACCGTCGCAATCATAAGCCGTGGCTAGTCACGATGTATCTGGAAGACTGGCTAAAGCTGGTGAAATGAAAACTTACGACCTTAGCTTTATAGCGATTCCTCCAAATACACACGCTTCACCTGAGCAGCTATTGTGGCTTGCAGTTATTGATAGAGCTTTGGTTGATTATGTTAAGTGGTTACCAAGTCTTAATGCAAAACAACGTGGCAGTCTCGATTGGTTTTTGTTTGAGGAAGAAGTAGTCCCAAACAACCTGTCGTTTATTTGCGAAATGCTGTTCGATGACCATAACCTAGCCGCTAAAATAAGAAAGCGAGCTAGAGGATTGGTAAACGGAGAAATAAAGCAAGAAGAGGTCGAACGCTTCAAGGCGAAGCGATACAACCTCCGAGTCAAAAGCCGTTACTATTAACGCTTCTTCTTCTTGTCTACAAGCGACCAAGCCTGAGACACACCGTAAAGCACCGCACCAGCGACAACCGGCTCAGCAGCGGTAACAAGATTATGTGCATCAGATTCTTCAACGCCCAGTGTAAGCAATCCACCAGCCGCTAACGTAAGCAGATGCCGGACGATTGATAAAAGGATTGGCATATAAGCTCCTTCGTTTCCTTAAAATACTTAGATGGGAAACCGCAGTCCCGTTTCCGTGGATCAATGAACTTAGTGCCAAGAGCGGTGTTACAGTTCATCCACGGTTCCCAATAGTAGCGTACATCACAATCCCTGTACTTGGCTGCCCATTTTTTTGCATCTATCTGGCTACCGTCAACCCCATCCATGTCCACTATACACGGCTTAGTAACAACTGGATTTCTTCCGTGGTACTCACAGACCCCTCCGCCCAAGCACCGTCGCCAGTGTGGATTGTCAACCAAAACACAAGAAGGCAAAGCAGCAGATACCCGATCAGCCAAAGATTTTCGTGCTCGTCCATTGAGGTCACACTCCAGACATGGGCTGACGTAGCATTGGACTGAACCATTTGCCGCATCCAGCCTTTGCTTAAACCGCTTCAGTACAGCATTAAATCGACGATTAAGCCGTGAGTTAGGGATATGTACTGCTCGGCTTGCAGACGCCTTATTATAGCCCCACAGGACTTCATAACGGCCACACCTTTTATTCCTCATGCACGGTGAATTAGCTAAGTGCACACGAATAACCTTATGTTTGAGACTGGCTAGTAATCGCTCGCCACATGGGCAATCAGCGTTAAAAGTATTCTCTACCCAACCGGTTTGTATTTCTGATTTGTTACGAAAAAAGTTTAGAGTCGCATCACAATTCCAAGTTTTATGACACAACCCCAAAAAGGCAGGAGCAGCAGAACAGGTAGCGGTGCCGATAGTAACAGTCAGTAAAGCTACTAGAACTGCCGTGAATGGCTTCATTTTTCCAAAGCCCTATCCAACTTCCCCTCAATACGTTCTAAACGCTGCTTAATATGGGATAGCTCAGACTGAAGAACCTGCACCTCTACCGATACACGGTATTTACTTTCTTCCAACTCGTGCAAGGAATTTTTTACAGAACGGTAATCCAATCCAACAATGGATATCACAACGCCGATGGCAGCTTTTATTGCCATGTCGAGCCAGTAGCGAAGTTGAGTAAAGTCTTGATCTGTCAATGTACTCGTCCCCCACCGTAAGCATCAATTATTATAAGCTGCGCTTCTGCTACACCATTCATCAATTCCATGAACTTAGTAAAGGCAGATTTACTTGCTAAAATGGCCGTATCTTTATCTAACTTACCATATTGCAAACCAAGCAAGACACAGCCGTGAGTATCCTTATGAGTGTTTCCAGCGTGAAACAATATCTGGCTACGTTCAGGCACATCCATGATCTGGTAGGTCAGACCGAAGCGAGGGGAACGGTGCAGCTTAATCTTATAGCGACCCTGCGGGATACAGCTAATTTGACGTTCATTATCTCGCCAGGCATCCTCCAAAGTAACCATCTCCGGCGAGTCGTCAATACAAAGCACACCCAGCGTTGCGCCGTTGTGCTCTGTAACTCTGACTAGCCTGAGCTGTTTCATGCACCCTCAAGCTCTGCCACTCTTTCTTCAAGGGCCACAACCTTGTCGTGAAGCTCTTGAAACGCCTTAATTAAACGAGCGTCATTCTTGTTCATGTCCGTCAACGTAAGGAATCCATCGCTTTCACCAACCAAGTCAGGGAAAATCTGTTGAACTTCTTGAGCAATAAACCCAAGCTGATGACCAGTTCCATCTTTGTAATCAAACTCAACGGGACGAAGCGCCAATATGTTTGAAAGCTGTGATGGTAAATTGACAATGTTTTCTTTCAAACGCTCATCAGAAAAGCTCCCAAAGGCAGCAGCAGCCGATCCGTTAGCGTTAATTTGACCGGAACCAGTCACTCCGCCGTTTATAAAAAAGCCTATTAACCTTTGCGTTGTAGTGCTGTTGTTATCTGCTTTAGCAACTAAAAGAGCGTGAACACTGACGTCACCGGCAACATTGCTTTGAATTGTTGTTGTATTTAACCCATTGCTTTCGTTATTTACAATTTGCACATAAGAATTTGGAATCCCCGTACCCAAACCCAAACGGCCTGCGCTTGT